GTCACCATAAATTTTATTCCTTCAAAGGAAGCATCGTTATAAGTAGAACCCACCGCTGTGACTCCACTTACGGATTCCATTAACACAATGTCATCATCGATGAGTCCATGAGGACTTGGAAAAGTTATGGTTACTGTCTTCTCTGAAGAGGTACTTGTGAAATCACAACCCGCAATCGAGGTTCGAATAGGGTGAATGTCATAAAATTGACCCCCGGAATAGACATATAAAATTCTATTGGTACCAATAGCTGCGTATTTAACACCAGCATTATCATCAAAATGGTGTAAAGCTCTAGCTGCTCCTGTTAGTTTATCTTCTCCTAACTGCTGCCAGCCCCCTATTTTTTCAGGAGAGCCATATCTAAATCGTACATAGTCACCTCCAGTCCATTGACCTTCGGCACCTGTAGATGTGACTTGTTTGTTAAAGCCGGGTGTAAAACCTAGTTTTTGTAGCATAGAAAAATCCGTTTAAGTTTAAATTATACTAGATCTATGGGGATTTCAACTGCTTATGAAGAGGCGTAGAAGACCTTTGTGGTGGAAAGAATCCCCCACGCCGATCTTTATTATATCTTATTTCTTATTTGGAGGCAACTTAAAACCTTTAAACCATGAAGGAAGACCTAAAAATGGTCGTTTATCATACAGATTATCTTTAGCTGTTTTTTTACTTTTATCATTATAATGTAAAAAAACTTGCCCACAATCTTTACCAGGAAAAGGATCTCTCCAGTGTTCTAATTCACACCCCATATAAACAAGCATATCTCCTTGATCTAAGTTTACTTTTAGTCCAGCCATTCCAGTTTTACCAGATGGTTCTAAATAAATAGGCCAAGGATCTCCTCCTAAATTCAATGTGGTAGATACTTCACAAGAGTATCGATCCTTATGTCTGTGTAAAATATCCCCTTGCTTATAGATTCGTGCATAAGAATAGGCTGGTTGTAATTTAAACCCTGTTTCTTTTTCCATTTTTTTATGAAGTCCTTGAAGTAAAGTATCCATAGCGATATCACAATAATGAGAATAAGTATTAGGAATCTGTTCATCGCTCCAGGTTCCCCATTCTTCTGCAAAAGGACTAATCCATCGTGTATCAAAGAAGAATCTTGCTACTCTTCTTTTATTTAAAAAGTAAGTATACACAAACTCGGCTAGTTCTTTAGAGATGGCTTGTTTTAAAACTTTATATTTATTTCTTTTGAATGACATGTTTCTCCTTTAATAATTGTTTTCTTTTTTCTTCGATTAATGTTTCCACAAAATCATCTGGAAGTTTTTTAGGGTGTTGTCCTAAAATAGTTTTAACATAAGCATTCTGTGTAGCTTGAGGCAGGTGTAGTATTTTATTTTTTCTTGTCATTTTTATGTTGCTCCGCCCATGTTGGTTTTAAAGGCTTGCCTAACGGGCCATTAGGAATAGCTTGTACATTAAAATGAATAAAGCGAAAAGGATCATAACCATTATCCACACTATACATATGAGGTAAATAAGAATTAAAAAATATAAGTCTTCCCGGTTTAGCAAGATAATTAACTTGGTTAGAAGCCACGGTTATTTGAGATGGATCTTTTTGAGGAAGTAAATTCATAACATGGCCCGGTCTAGGGTCTTCGAATACAGGCATTGATGTTTTTTCATTTGCCTTAAGAAAAAAGAATCCAGAGATATGGCCATTCCAATGGGTGTGTAAAGTATGGTGACCTCCTCCATCTTTAGAAAATTCTTGAACCCAGAGTTCTGTAATAAAAAGACTATGATTAGTTAAATCAAATCCTTGACCATCTAAAAGATTCCATGCGGTTGATCCGATATAATCTTGTATAACTTTGAATTGGGGATCTCCTAACAACGAAGTTGAATGATGAACCCATGGGTGTTCTCCTTTATTACCAAATTTTTTATTTCTTTGTTTAATCGCATCTAGATTATTTAATCTTGCTTGTTTGATATAAGCATCTGATGCTGTATTAAGTGTCTTCACCCATTCAGGTTTATCTGTCCAATAGATAGGAGAAGAAAAATAATGTTCGGTATTAAGAACTTCAGGTTTCTCCTTTCCTCCTTCTGAAGTTTGACATAATTCTTTAATTTTTATTTTCTTTTTTTTCTTCATACGAAAGGGCGTCCTAAATTCCATATTACTAAACTGTATCTTGATCCTTTTTTAACTGGCTTAACTCGGTGCCATACAAAAGAAGGAAAAACTACCAGAGATCCTTTAGGTAATATATCTTTACATATTCTAGTATTTCTTTTTTTATCTGGATCTAAATTTCTAAAATCAAATTCCAGTTCTCCTCCTTTATAATCTTTTTCATCAGATAAAGAAAGGGTGACTGATAATTTTCTTACCTTACCATGACTCATTGTATTGGGTTGATTATAGGGTACTTCCCAACTATCACAATGCCAATCATAATATTGGCCTTTATTGTATTTAGTAAATTGACAGGACTCTGACCAATCCCAAAGAAAATTCCAGCCTGCATTAATATTGGCTTGACGAATAAAAGGATGTATTTCTTTATAAACCCAATTTTCATTAATCCAAACGATATTAGAATCTCTTTTCTTTTTTAAATCTTTAATTTGATCTTTATTAAGATTTTTAGGATCTCCATAACCACCTGTAATGGCCATTTGTTCCTTAGTCTGTAAAGCATATTTTACAATCTGATCACAGATATGATCTGGGACTGCTTTTTTATAATACCAATAATAGTTTCTAAGATTCATCTTTCTTCTTCTTTATACCATAATCCCTAATCTAGTCAACTCCTATAAAATATAGGATAGCTTATAAAATTTAGTGAAAAAAAATTATATAGTAAATGTTCCTGTCACAGTAAAAGTTGCTACTGTACACGATCCCACTGTTGTAGTGGTATTTGCACCCGGTGTGACTGAATAACTCGGTGTTTTAGATGCTGTTGGAAATCTTATAATCATAACTCCATCTCCACCTTTGTAACCTCCTGGATGACTTTGACCAGCACCGCCTCCGCCACCGCCTAAACCATCAGTTCCAACCGTACCAGCTGCGCCATCGTGAATCCCACCAGTTCCTCCACCACCTGATCCACCAGCACCGCCTGCGGGAGCGCCAGGGCCTGAAGCTCCACCACCTCCACCTGCAAATGTTGTTCCTCCAGGATATGCGGGAGCAATAGTATTGGGTTTTCCAGCTCCACCAGCTCCACCTGTTCTATCTGAAGCAGGGGATCCAGCACCTCCAGCGGCATTAGCACCACCGCCACCACCTCCAGATTCTGGATAAGGTCCACCAGCACCTCCGTCATTTCCTTGTGGGGCTCCATAAGCTGAACAACTTGGAGGATCATTACCAGGTCCTCCTGAATCTCCATAATCTCCACCACCACCTGATCCACCAGGACCACCTGGTCCCGGAGTTCTACCACCATAACCACCACCATTAGCGGTTTTACAAAAACCTGTTGTATCATTTCCTACTGTCCCAGTACCTGGAGTTCCAGGAACAGCTCCACCACCAGCACCGCCGGAGCCTATAGTAATATCATAAGTGCTCCAAGAGCCAATTGAAATTTTGCTTGCAGGTGAACCACCAGGAAAAGAAGTAATATATCCTCCTGCTCCTCCACCTCCGGCAGAGTCGGTACCACCACCTCCGCCACCACCTACGATTAAGTAATCTGCATCTATAAAGGCTTCAGTTTCAACCCATGTTCCGCCTGTAATTTTATTATATTGGGCTTGTTGAGGCCACATGCCTGATGCGTAATTTAATTCTTTTGTAAGTAAAACTCCTGAACCGCCTTTTCCACCGGTTGGGCCACCTGGAGGAGAACCTCCACCACCGCCTCCACCTGTATTAGCGACTGCACATTTTCCACTTGAAATAGGTGCACTAGAAGGGCATCCTGAAGAAACACCACCATCGCCTCCGCCGCCAGCTCCACCGACAGCTACTTGACCTGGAGGGGATCCACCTGGTACGCCAGGTTTTCCTGCACCACCACCGCCTCCGCCTGCAAATACTCCGCACGCTGTGTCTCCTTTTCCAGTTACGTTAGCTATATAATAAGGTTGAGGAGCACATCCAAAAATAGGAGTTAAATCTCTTCCTGCGCCGCCTGCTCCAGCATGAGCATTAGGAGCGCATGCGTTTCCGCCTACAGCGCCTGCTCCACCGCCACCGCCACCTTGTTCACCTAAAGTATTGGCTCCAGTACCCCCTGCATATCCTTGTACAGGATTTAAAGGAGGAGTGTTTCCAGTTCCTCCAGCATAAGGGGGAGTTTTTTGTCCGCCACCACCTGAACCGCCAGGTCCTAAAGGTGTTGGACCTCCAGCTCCACCACCAGTTACTGTTGTACAAAATGCTACACTAGAACTTCCTCGAGTTGCAGGATCGGTTCCTCCTGGATTACATCTTCCATCACCACCTGCTCCAATAGTTATTGGATAACCTGTTGCTCCGCAAACATCTGCATTTTCAGTAGTATAAACGCCACCAGCGCCGCCTCCACCGCCACCATCAGCCATCGCGCCTCCACCGCCAGCTATGATAGTGTAAGTAAGTTTTGTTGTTCCGGGTTGTGTTGTGAATGTTCCTGTGGCTGTAGTTCTGGTAACTTTATTTTTACCGAAAGAAGTTTTATTTATCTTCCCAATGATACCACCTTGTGAACGACCTGATTTGGCCATTTGAGTCTCCTTATGCGGACACCCAAGTCAAGCCTGAAGCGTCCCAGTTCCAATTACTTTGATCGGATGATTTTACCCCACTCCATCTTTGATTATCTTCATCCCAACTAATAGTGTAATTTTGATCATGCTCTGCAGCAGCATTTCTTGGATGTGCTACTGGAGCTTCCCAATCATCACTAGCATTTAGTGACCATGAAGCAAATGGTTGAGGACTTAAAAATTTGTTTTTAGCGCTGTCGTATACATCTCCTACACCAGCGTATTTTTTTCTAAAATTATGATTATAAGAAGTTTGTTTCCAATTTCCACCACCAAAAAATGTAGAACACCAGTTTTCTCCACTTGCGTGTTCATCACTTTCAACGTGAGCATTGTCTACTACAACAACTCTTTTTACAATTAAATGTGTATCAGCAGTATGTCCTGTTGGATCTACTTTTGATTCTAATTCTGCAAAATGTGCCATTTATTATTCTCCTTAGATATTTATATTAAAAATTTATACATTTGTAAACTACAAAGTCAAGGTACCTGTTACCGTAAAAGTAGCCACAGTGCAAGATCCATCAGTAGTTACCGTATTTGTGCATGGAGCAACTGCAAAACTAGCAGGTTTATCCGCTGTTGCTAATCTTAATATAACAATCCCAGAACCTCCAGCAGCTGCAATTCCACCGGCTGGGCCTCTAGCTCCACCTCCACCGCCACCACCTCTATTGGTAGTTCCGGCATCGGCTGCTGGACCTCCTGCGGTAGCTCCTTTTCCTCCAGTTCCGCATGGAGAAGCGGGTCCTCCGCCTCCGCCACCGCCAGCTGCACCACCACCCGCGTAACTTACAGCAGAACCTGATATTGAATTCGGTTTACCTACACCACCAGCGCCCCCAGCGCTTGGACTTCCATTAGAACCAACGGCACCGGCACCACCTCCACCGCCACCACCCATATTGGCAGGACCATCAGCTCCCGTTCCTCCTGGAAATCCTTGAGGACCTCCTAAAGCTGTAGGAGCTGCAGGCGTATCTCCACATCCAGCACTTTTAGCTGGACCAGAAGACGCACCACCACCTGAACCTCCGGAACCAGCAGTTCCTGGAGTAGGAGGAGTATTTAATCCGTGGCCTCCACCCGTTGATATAATATGTAATACGGAAGAATCCGATCCTGGAGTTGCATCACATGCACTACAGTTATTTTGAGCTCCAGCAGTTCCTCCACCGCCAACAACAATTCCATAACTTGTGTTATCAAGAAAGGCAATCGCTCCGGCATCTGGATTTGAATAAGATGTTCGGTATCCACCAGCACCTCCGCCACCACCACTACATCCCGTAGGACCAGTTGGAGAACGTCCACCACCTCCGCCTCCGCCGACTACTAAATAACAAATCGAAACAGGAGAAGTTGGATTACTTGTTGCAAATGTTGCCGTACTATTAAATAAATGTTGAGTTTTGCAACCTGGGACAGAAGAAACTGTTCCTCCAGTTGCTTGTTGACTACCTGGGTATTGAATAATAACAACACCTGAACCTCCAGCTCCACCTTTTTTAGAACAATTACATGGATTAGGATTACCTCCGCCTCCACCACCACCGCCACCAGTGTTAGCTGTTCCTGGAAAACCTACTGTTTTAGATAAAGGTACGGGTTGAGGAGAAGGATCCGATCCTGATACTCCATTACCACCACCGCCGGGGCCTCCAGCCCCTCCATAAGTTGGAAAACTTGGTGAGCAACGGGCTACGGGATCTGGATATCCTCCACGACCTCCGCCACCACCTGCTCTTAATGTTGAATCTCCGGGCCATCCATTTGAACCTGCACCACCAGCTCCGCCTGGACCTGTAACTCCTGGACCTTGATCTGGAAGATTAGCAGCTGCCGCACCGGCACCGCCTCCACCACCAAAACCAGCATTATCCGCCGGAGTTCCATCACCACCAGGATTACCTTGAGACATAAATTTTGCAGGAGAATTTCCTGAACCTGCAGCAACAGGACCTGGAGCAGGACCCATATGACCTCCACTTCCAGAAGATCCGTCTTTTCCTGTGCATCCTGGAGAGCCGTTGGTAACTCCTTGAGCTCCTCCACTACTACATAGGGTTTGAATACCGGGACCACCAAAACTTGATGTACCGCCATCGGTACTCATAATATCTCCAGTAGGAGCAAATATTCCTCCTACTCCTCCAGCACCTACTACTGCTGAATAACCTGTAGCATTCGCTAATTGTATAGATGTATTAAATTGATAACCACCAGCACCTGCGCCTGAAGCAAATCCTCCGCCTCCGCCACCAACAACTAAAACATTTACGGGACCGAAAGAAGATGCAAAACTCCAATTATTATTTAAAGCTTCTGCATATTGCTCTTCCATACTCCACATACCAGAAGCACCAGTGCCTGGGGCACCACATGTTTCTTTTACAAATACGACACCACTTCCACCTGCGCCAGAAAAACCAGCAGGACCAGGTCCACCTGATCCGCCTCCACCTCCGCCACTATGTGCTTTACCTATAGCGCAAGCAGGGGCTCCAGGATGACATGCTTGTCTCATTCCTTTTCCGCCACCATAACATCCACCAGGACTTGCAACAGGTTGATCCCATGAACCAGCACCGCCACCACCAGCCATTGTTCCAGGGAAAGCTCCATCGGCACCGCCGTGAGTTATTGTGAAAACAGGAGAAGTAGATATACCCACTCCGCCAGTACCACCAGTAGCAGGACTTCCACCGGGTCCGCCACCTACAGTTCCAGCAGCTCCAGCTCCACCACCGCCTCCACCTAAATTTTGATTAGTACAGCTGGGTGCTGTGCTAGGACCAGCTCCAGCTCCTCCATCATTTCCTTGACAGGCTGTACCACAACCACCAGTACCAGCTGCTCTATCGTGACCTGAACCTCCGCCACCTGAGCCACCTGGATTTCCAGCTTGAACTCCACCACCAGGTACACCAGCACCTCCACCGCCACCACCCGTGGCAGTTTGAGTTCCGGCTCCTG